GAGCAGGGTGGTATATACACATCCTCGATGGCAGACTATGAAAAATATAGCGGAATGATGGTTAATGTTCCAGGCGCTATATATGAAGAGACACCTACTGTAAATTTATCAGAAGAAGCATTTATCAATACTCTTAAATTATTAATGGGTTCAGCCGAGGCATCGAAACCATACGTTAAACAATTATTTAATATAGTATCTAAATACTACAAGACTGGTTCTACTATTCCAGATGCTATAAACTTAGCACTTTATGATGCTGAGGAAAATAAACTTATACCAGAATTTACTAATCGTTTTAGTGGAATATTCAAACTTAGAGACCGTCGGGCTGCTGGAGAAGTAATTGATGTTCCAACTATTGCTGAATACGTTAAATCTCAAGAAGCACTAGGAGATGTATTCCGCCAGACTGGTCTAGGTGATTTGGCCAATGAAACATTTTTAAATCAAGTTATGGGTACTGGAAAGTCAGTAGCAGAAACCACTAAGGTCATTACAGATGTATATGATGCTATTAGGTTAGCCCCTAAAGAGTGGAAAGATATGGTTAATACTAAGATGCCATTTGCTACAGATACAGACCTTGCTAAAGCATTATTGCTAGGCCCTGAAGGTGCTGCAGACTTAGAAAGAAAAGTTAATAAATACGGAATTATGGCAGCAGCCCAAGGACAAGGATTAACAATTACCGAAGCAACAGCAGGAGAGTTACTTGCTGGAGGTCAAGGATATACATCTTCTAAACCTAAGTTTGGACAAGCAGCAGGAATTATTCCAACTGCACAGAAATTAACTTCTTTTGAAACTGGTATTGAACCAGGTAAGGCATATACTCAAGAGCAAGCATTCTCTGCAGTATTTGACCAAAATTACCAAGCATTACAGAATATTCAAACTTTAGGTGAAAGAGAACAGGCAAGATTTGGAGCAAGGTCAGGAAGATTTGCATCCAAAGATAGAGCCTTAGGACAAATATAGAATCCTATGTGAATCCATCGGCCTCACATAGTGTACTAGACCGATAGCAAGAGCCAGACCATTTCCCCGAATGGAATCTGAGGCTTGCGACTACAACGAATAGAAGGGTGGGTTGCTATGAGCAACAACTACTGGGATGAAGACGAAGACGACCTAGATACCGACAACGGTGCACAACTGGATGGAAGCGATTTACTTAAAAAATTGCGGAAAGCCAAGCGTAACGATGAAAAGCGTATCAAGGAACTCACTGAGCAACTTGAGGGATTATCCAAGGTGCAGCGTGAGCGTACAGTTAAAGAAGTCCTAGAAAAGAAGGGTGTCAACCTTAAAGCAGCAAGATTAGTTCTTAAGGATTTAGAAGATGTTAACGAAGAGTCAGTTTCTAACTGGCTTGATGATAACGCTGATTTATTCGGAATTACAGTTGCTAAAGAGGAGCCTAAAGCATCAGAACAAGACCGTGCCGCATTGCGTCAACAGGATGTTCTAACGCAGAATGCTATGACCCCAGACCGAGCAGAGGATTTAAATCTTCGCATCGATAATGCAGATTCAATGGATGCATTATTAGATGTACTTCGCTCACAATAATTCCGTTCATAGTCACTTGGAGGTGACGATATGGCTAACGCCTACGTATCAACAGGTTCGTCCTCATTAGGAGGAACCGCTGGTTCTGCTGGTTTAGTACAGAAGGCGTATGACCGTCTTCTTGAATTCGCTCTCCGTTCAGAACCCCTAATTCGTTCTGTAGCAGATAAGCGTCCAGCAAAACAAGCAATCCCTGGTTCAACCGTTGTTCTACAACGTTATGTTGACCTTTCAGCAGCAACAACTGCTCTGACAGAAACAACTGATCCAGATGCAGTAGCAATGTCAACACCAACATCAGTAACCATTACTCTTAATGAGTACGGTAACTCAGTGTTGGTAACTCGTGCATTAGAGTTATTCTCTCTTGCAGATGTTGATCCTGCAATCGCAAACATTATCGCATTCAACCTTGCAGATTCTATCGATTCCGTAGCAATGACAACATTGCGTGGCGGAACCAACGTAATCTACTCAGGTTCAACTGCAACTTCAACAGCAACTATCACTGCTGCCGCAACACTATCTTCTGCTAACATCCGTAAGGCTGTTGCTAAGTTACGTGCTGGTAAGTCCGTTGCTCGTAAGGGTTCACTATACTGGGCTGGTATCCACCCAGAGGTATCCCACGACCTACGTGCTGAGACAGGTTCAGCAGGATGGTTACTTCCTAACCAATACGGCTCTGTTCAAGACCGTATCTGGGCAGGAGAAATTGGAACATACGAAGGTGCATACTTCGTAGAGTCTCCACGTCTATACAATGCTACAGACGGTGCTTCATCTGCGCGTGTTTATCGTACAATTCTTGCTGGACAGCAAGCATTGGCCGAGGCCGTAGCAGAAGAGCCACACGTAGTTATCGGACCAGTAGTTGACCGCTTGATGCGTCACCGCCCAATGGGTTGGTACGGCGTACTAGGCTTTGCTCGCTACCGCGAAGAGGCACTATACAGAATCGAATCAGGTTCATCAATCGCATCTTAGTTGATTGACGGTAGGGCTAGGGGAAACTCTAGCCTTACAGTAAGTTCATTAAGGAGAACAATGGCAAACTATGTTTTTAAAACACCTATAATCCAAGAAGGACCAATAGGTAAAAGTAGATTGTTTTACTTTTATAAATTAAATAAAGGTATTAGTATTGCCAAAAGTGGGGGAATATATTCACAGGTTCGTTACGTTCTTGATGAAGCAGTCAGTAACTATCAAGAATTTTATCGTGGTGGATACAATCATATAGTTAATGATACTACTAAAGCAGCATTGATTGCTGGTAATGTTGGAGTTACAGAAGCAAATTTTACAGCAATATAAGGGGACATATGAAACACTGGGAACATCATCCAGAACCAATTGATGGATGTTTTGGATGTAAAGGTTTAGGACTTCAGATGAATTCTGGAGATGCTAAGAGAGATATTTCAGATAAAAAATGGACCTCTGAATTAAAGGCTTATAGAGATGCAAGAGCACAAGGAATACAACCAGCAGGAACTACTATGCGTCACGTACAAGAAGCGCATAGGGCTTCAGAAGTTTTAGGTAAAGCGTATGATGCGGACACTATGCCTAAAGCAAAAGATATAACTCCAAAAGCCGCAGCCGTAATGAAAGAGATAGGACAAATATAATGTCAGTTAAAGGCGAGAAGTACGCTTCAAAGAAAGCAATGATGAAACACGAAAAAACAGAACCTATGTCTGCTCGTATGAAAGAGTACGGCAAGAAGGCTTCTAAGAAGTCAATGAAAAAGGCTGTTGTAAAGAAAATGGGAAAGAAGAAATAATATGGCTAATCCTAACTCTGGAGTCTTAAGAGGTAAGGCAGCAATTGATGCATACCAAAAATCAATAACTCCTCAAGGTATGGCTAAGGCTAATGCTGATGCTAAGAAAGCAATTGAAAAAAAATATCCAGGAATGTTTGTTCCTGAGACCCGTACTACTGCTGGTGTAAAGAAGGTTAAGTAATGAAGAAGCCAACTAAAGCAGCAAAGAAGACTGCAAAAGTTATGCGTGAGTTTAAATCAGGCAAATTACATTCAGGTAGCAAGAAGGGTCCTCTAGTTAAGAATCCTAAGCAAGCAATTGCTATTGCTCTATCTGAGGCTGGTAAGTCTAAGGCAAAGAAGAAGAAATAATGTCATCGGGTCAACGCAAGCGTCACGACGGTTGGAACAAATCTATTATGCGGGACGGCGTAGTGGTTATTCTTCGCAAAGATGGTTCCGAAAAAGTTCGCCTTGACCCTAAGACTAAAGAAGAAATTAAGGGGAGTAAATGAGTGCAGCGTGGACACGTAAAGAAGGCAAGAATCCTAAGGGCGGACTAAATGCGAAAGGCAGAGCATCCTACAAGGGTGGAACCCTCAAAGCACCCGTAAAGAGCGGTGATAACCCCCGTAGAGCCTCATTCTTGGCCCGTATGGGCGGAATGCCAGGGCCAGAGCGTAAGCCTAATGGAGAGCCAACAAGATTACTACTATCCCTGCAAGCCTGGGGTGCTAGTTCAAAGGCTGACGCAAAGCGTAAAGCCAAAGCAATATCTGCTCGTAATAAAAAGAAATAATTAAGGTGGGGACAATGAGTAAAAAAGATTCTGTTGCATTAGTGTGGTGTGACAATGGAATGGTAGATGGTAAGTTTATGCAAGGCGTAGCAGATGTAATACTAAAGTCTGGCATAGAGTTTGCTACAACATTACGTAGCCAAGGCAACCAAATTGCTAGACAAAGACAGACAGTAGTTGACTACTGGTATGATAAGACTGATTACGAATGGTTACTATGGGTAGACTCAGATGTAGTAATTAGCCCAGAGAAGTTTAAATTATTGTGGGATAATAAGGATGCTAGAGAGCGTCCTTTAGTTACTGGAGTATATTTTACTACAGATAATCCTGAGGAACCTTTAATGATTCCAATGCCCACAGTATATAGTTTTGTTAATGACGGTGAAGATGGAATTGCTATAAGTAGAGTACACCCACTACCTGAAAATCAACTAATCAAAGTTGAAGCAGCGGGTATGGGATTTATCCTAATGCACCGTAGCGTAATTGAGAAAGTAAGAACCATAGCGCCAGATGGACAGGTATTTATGGAGATGGGTAGGGGAACTAAATTTATAGGCGAAGATATATTTTTCTTTGCACTATGCGATAAAGCAGAAGTTCCAGTATATTGCCATACAGGAGCCACTGCTCCACATATGAAACGTTTCTCATTAGATGAACATTATTACAAGGCATTTTTTGGTAAGCCTAAAGAAGAACCTAAATCAAAACTTATTACCCCTGATAAAAAAATCATTACACCTAGATAGGATAAATAATGCCAACAGGTACCGCAGGTAGCACTCTGTGTGCTGAATTAAATCGCCTAGCCAATGGTGGAACTTACCCAGCAAGAACAGCATTTAAAGATGAGCAAGGTGCTGCTAATGCTTGGGCCAGTACATCAGGACTTGGAATAATTGCAGCCTTAAATAAAAAGGCAAGTGCTGGTAGAGCACCTTCTGCTTATAAAGATTTAAATGGTATCTGTAATGAACTTGCTGGAACTACTGGCAAATCAGCAATTGACGCACTAAGGAGCATAGCCTCTTGACAACTACATTAACCGATTTAATCAATGAGGTTCAGATTAACCTTGCTGGCTATACCTATCAACAGGATAGAGCAACACATTTAACCTCTGCTGTTACAACAACCACATCATCATCTACATCTCCTACTATTTTATCTTTAGGTTCAACTGAAAATCTAGGTAAAGGTGTAGTTGAGATTGATGAAGAGTTAATGTGGGTAGATTCATTTGACCGTGTTGCTAACACGGCAACTGTATCTCCTTATGGTCGTGGTTATCTAGGTACTACTGCTGCTACCCATACAGTAGATACTAAAGTTACTGTTTCACCTACATTTCCTCGTTATGTAATTAAAAAAGCAATCAATGATACAATCAATGCAGTTGGTGCTACTATATGGGCTGCTAAAGTTGCAACATTTACTTTTAATCCTGCTCGAACAACATATGATTTTGATGGATTAAATATTCAAAATATTCTTACAGTTATGTGGCAATCAGTTGGTCCATCTCAAGAATGGATTCCTGTTCGTCGCTGGTCTTGGGATTCTAAAGCAGATGCTACAGCATTTGGTGATACTGCACAAACTATAACTATTGGAGATTATATTACTCCTGGTAGAACAGTTAAAGTTGTATATGGTACAGATCCAGCACCATTTACAAGCAATAGTCAAGACTTTGCAGCACAATCTGGATTGCCAGAATCTTGTAAAGATGTAATTACTTTAGGTGCTTCATATCGTTTGCTTACGTATCTTGACCCAGCCCGTGCTGGTCAGGTTAGTCCACAGGCAGATGAGACAGATAGCAAACGTCCATATGGTGCTTCCCAAACTGCTACTAAACAATTGTTTGCACTATACACAGAACGTGTTAAAGAAGAATCAGCAAGACAACAACAACTCTATCCAGTCCGCGTCCACTACAGCCGATAGGTAAATAAATGACAACACGCAAATACTCCTCACGCTCACAACAGACTACATTGTCTGCAGCGTTAACTTCTTCTGGTACCTCAGCAACTGTGGTATCTGGAACTTCTCTTCTAGGTGGAGTTACAATCTCTGCTGGTGAAATTTTTACGGTGGTGATAGACCCAGATACAGCCCTTGAAGAAATTGTAGATGTA